GACTACGGAGCAGCAACAGCCGGGTACCGCGGAGCAGCAACAGCCGGGTACCGCGGAGCAGCAACAGCCGGGTACCGCGGAGCAGCAACAGCCGGGGACCGCGGAGCAGCAACAGCCGGGGACCGCGGAGCAGCAACAAGTCGTGGAAAATCATCAACAGGCGAAAACGGATTATCTGTTGCAAGAGGAAACGGGGTAAAAGCAAAAGGAGGGATAGGTTCGATTTTGGTTATTGCAGAAGAAGAAAATAGCTGTAAAATTTCCAACTGGAAAGCAGTAGTTGTTGATGGAGTAAACATCAAAGCAGATACATGGTATATGCTTAAAGATGGGGAACTCATAGAAGCGGAAGATTAGATTTATAAAATGCCCCGGCGGTGAAGCGAACACCAACCGGAGCTGTAACCACATTAACCACACTAATGCGGATACAGGAATATTTTACCATTTTCTCCTGTATTACGCAAGCACAGGAGGAAAAAATTTATGAACATTGAAAACCAGAAGGACAAGCCAACATGGGAAGGGCTGGAGCAGTATTTTGCTGTAGAGGTAATAGAGCAGAGCAAGAGGAATGCAAAGCATTGGTTTATAGCGTTTCTGGTAACGCTGGCGGCGCTGATAGGCACCAATGCCGCATGGCTTTATACTGCCAGTACATATGATTATGTTTCCCAGGATGGCACCGGACTGAACAACATCAACACAGGAACACAAGGAGACTTAGAGAATGGGACAGAAAGCCAGGATTAAGAAGAACGGCAAGAGCCGGGGAATTAAGAGAAAGAGGAGGAGATAAACGATGTACATTAATCCATTTTTAGCAGGAGTTGTTTGCACTGTTTTTGCAGAGATACTAATAATTATAGCAATAGCGTTTTACCAGTATTTTAAGAGTTAATGGCGGTGTGTGGCACACAGGTCCAGGTTCGATTCCTGGCATAACCATGGTGGAAAGTAAGAGGGTGCCGGTTCGACTCCGGCCGCCGCCAACTTTAAAATTTTCAGAAGGAGATAAAAATGGAACGATTAACAAAGGTTGATGACCAAGGCAGACTGTTGGCTTATTCCATAAGCGATACTGGATTGCCTACAATTGTCATGAAGGGTAATCCATACCGCGAATTAATCGAGAGATTGAAAGCCTATGAGGATACCGGCCTGACGCCGGAGGAGATTCTGGGCAGAAAGATGCTGGCCGGTTGGATTCCGGTGGAGGAGCGGTTGCCAAAGCGAAAAGAGTGGATAGTGACCGATGGCGAAGAACATTACCTTCGGAGATTAGAAGTCGCTGTAGCGAGTGATACTCTTGAATACTTTTTTGTATCCTATGATGGATATAAATGGTTTGATAAGTTTGGACGTACTTACGGAAATGTTGTAGCATGGAAAATCCATGAGCCATTAAATCCACAAAACTGAAATTAAGGAGGAAGTAGAGTGAAATCTAAGAAGCCGTCAGAATGGCAAAAGGACAGTATCCGGTTGCTGATAGAAGAAGCCAAAATAAGAAATAACTTTGATGATAATGAGCTGGCCTTGTATTTGGGTTTTTGTACAAGCTCGTTTAGAGAGCGTAAAGCCAACCCTGAAAAACTGACAATAGAAAAATTACAGATACTTCTGCAATTGACCGGGAAGGAGATGAAATTTGTTGAAACAGCTTGAATACATGCCTGTTGGCAGGACACATCTGACACAGCGGCAGAAGGACCGTATGATTATCCGTGGGCTGACCGCCGCGGTGATGGTATTAAGCGGGATGTTACTGATATGTCTGGCGGTGATGCTGTGAGTCGCAGGAGGAACGGAACCAACCGGGCAGGGAAAATGGTAAATGCCAGCCGGTACACCGGATATGGTAAGCCAATAAAAAAGGTCGTCAGCTTGACAGAGCTAAACGACCGGATACAAAAAATAACTCAGTCTGATTATATCAGAGATTATGGAGGTTTGCAAGATGGAAGAAAGAACAATTGAAATTTCTGCCAATGAATATAGAAAGCTTATTGAGCTTGAAGGTCGGGTAAATGCAGCTTTGATTTTTTTGGATAACGATGAATATGCCAGTCGTAATGTGCTGGTAGGTATTTTGAGAGGTGTACCGGTTAAAGTTCCTAAGGATAAAACACATAATGAATAATTCTAAATGTGATTCTTGCGGATGTTTTCTTGACCCGGAACATTGGAAAGAATGTGATAAATGCCATCAGAGGGAACTTAAGCGAGTGAAAAAGGTAGAAAGAATGCAGGAGCCTATCAAATCAGAGGGTCAGAATTACACTTTATATTCAGATGGAGGACAAGTAGATGAACTTATATGAAATTGATACAGAAATATTGGGTTGCGTTGACATGGAAACAGGGGAAATCATAGACGATGGACGTCTGGACCGACTCCAGATGGAAAAGGAAAAGAAGATTGAGAATATAGCTTGCTGGTACAAAAATCTCAAAGCGGAGGAGGGTGCCATTGATTCTGAAATTAAAAATCTTAATGCAAGAAAAGTAGCCGCAGGTAATCAGGCCGAACGGCTTAAGGAATACTTATCTGGATATCTTGACGGTGAGAAGTTCAAAACGGCGAGAATTTCAATATCTTACCGTAAATCAGAATCGGTTGTGATTGAGGATACATCTAATATCCCTACAGAATACCTTGTTACCAAGGAGCCGGAACCGAGCAAAACCAAAATTAAAGAAGCCATAAAAGGAGGTCTTACAGTTCCAGGGGCGCATATTGAACAGAAACAGAATATACAGATTAAGTAGGTGTTGTGTATGGAAAATCTTGACTTATACCAAAAGGTCCGTTCTGTCCCGGATAGCGCCAAGAAAACCATTAAGGGAGGCCGTACCAGCGGTATGACCGATATTAACCCAATGTGGCGCATAAAAGTCCTAACTGAGCAGTTCGGGCCATGTGGGATAGGATGGTACTACATCCCAACAAATAAGTGGTTGGAAACAGCGGGTAATGAGATAGCAGCTTTCGTTGATATCGAGTTATATATAAAGGTTGATGGGGAGTGGTCTAAACCAATCTCTGGGAACGGCGGGAGTATGTTTGCATCAAAGGAAAAGTCTGGAATATATGTATCTGACGAATGTTACAAGATGGCAACCACAGATGCTATATCGGTAGCGTGTAAGCAGCTTGGGATTGGCGCGGATGTGTATTGGGGTTCAGACCGGACTAAATACAGCAACGAACAAATTCCAGAATCAAAAAGTGAAAAGAGTATTTCAAAAGAAAAGAAGCTAACCGAGGAACAGGTAAATGATTTGATAGCAGAGTGTGATAGGACTGGTAAACATTGGAGGGTCATCTGCTCTCTGTATGCTGTAGAAAAATTTAGTGATATGGTTGAATCTCAGTATAGAGATTGTATTAAAAGGTTCAAGTCCACCCCGGACAAACCCTCTAACGATAATCCTGCCCCTCCAGATAATATGCAGGATAGTGGACTTCCCTGGAATTAAAGAGGTGATTATATGCATGAGTCAGCGGATATAACAGCATACAAGCTGGTTCCTGAGGGGACATATTTGCAGATATTTATTCCTGGGAAGAATCTCATGGAACCGATTATTGAGAAGCACATGAATAGTTGCAGCATATGGCTTGACGATGGCAGGCACATCAGTTCAGACCAGCGCCGAAAGATTTATGCCACAGTCAATGACATATCGGCTTATTCTGGGAATGTGCCAGAGGTCGAGAAAGAGTGGCTTAAGTATTTACATATTAATCGGACCGGATGCGGATATTTTTCTCTGTCTGATTGCTCCATGGATACTGCTAGGGAGTTTATCAATACAATGCTGGATTATGCATTGGAACAGGGAATACCGCTGCTGGATTTTTCCCTTAACCGTACCGATGATATAGGACATTACCTGTATGCATGTTTGAAACTCAATAAGTGCGCTATATGCGGTAGGGATGGAGAGATACACCATGTAGATACTATCGGCATGGGAAATGACCGGAGAAAGGTTGATGATTCGGATTATCGGAAAATATGTCTATGCCGGCAGCACCATACAGAAGCGCATAACATAGGGATGACAGAGTTTGAGAGCAAATATAAGGTATATGGAATTAGGTTTGACGATTGATGTATCTTGGAGGATAAAGCTAATGGAACTAAAAATTATGGTAGAACATGAGATTTCTCCGGATTCGGAGAAATGCACATATGGAGGAGACTTCTGGGGGAAGGATGTATGTCGCTATCACACACATAGGGATAGGACGCATGGTAGAAAGGCACCTAAAGAGAGAAATGTGCCAAAATGTACCTTGTTTAATTGCTGGTTGGAAGGAGAGTACGTAAAATGCTCTCAGTGCATTAGGGCTGCGGAAATGTCAGCTATGCACAATTAAGCATTGGTATCTTTTCACTTTGCGGGATGATACATACAACGGTAATGATTACCGGTCAGATTGCTAATATGTCACGATATACTTTCTGACCCTGGGCCGGGACCTATCAAACCTCCTTTACCCGGCCCGAAAGGAGGGATTGAATTGAGATACACAAGAAATTCTGATGTTATCCAATGCGCTGTATACAATGCCCTGGGCGTAGGAAAACAGAATGCCATTAGCAGGGCGGAACCCAGCCGTATAACTGGATATAAGGATAGACGTATCCGTGAGGCGATAGAGGCCATGCGATACAGTAAGGTTATCATTAACCTGGACAATGGTGACGGATATTACATACCTGACTCAACGCTCCAGGGGCGCCATGAAGCCGCTGCCTGGATTGCAAGGCAGGACAGGAGGATACAGTCCATGAAGGCGGCTACAAAGGGCGCTAGGCGGTTCGTGAACGGGGTAAGGAGCAAGGGTATCCCAGGCCAGATAAGTATGTTCGGGACGGGAGGCATGTAGATGGGGAAAGCACAGCGTGAAAAAGGAAAGCGTGGTGAACGGGAACTTGCCAATCTCCTTAAGGACCATGGATATAGCTGTCGTAGGGGGCAACAGTACTGTGGCTCCAACGGGGATGCGGATGTGGTGGGCCTTCCAGGCATACATATTGAGTGCAAAAGAGTTGAGCGCCTTAACATTGAGGATGCCATGAGGCAGGCTGTAGACGACACTGGGGCGGAGATATTACCGTTTGGTGAGGAAATATACCCAGCCGTGTTTCACCGCCGTAATCGTGGCACATGGCTGGTTACAATGCGCCTGGAGGATTGGATAGCATTGTATAAGGAGTGGGAAGCCGGTCGAGACATTGATAGCAGGTGATAGGATGGATGGACATATTAAGCTTTACCGCAAGTTCCTGGACTGGGAATGGTATCAGGACATAAACACGAAGGTTTTATTCATCCATATGCTCTTGAAGGCCAACTGGAAGGATGGAAAATTTATGGGTACAACTATCCCGCGTGGCTCTTTTGTATCATCCATCAAAAACCTTGCATCCGAAACAGGGCTTACGGAAAGGGAGATTAGGACAGGAATTTCCCATCTAAAAACGACAGGCGAAGTGACAAGCAAGGCGACAAACAAATATAGCGTATTTACAATAACAAACTATGACTTGTACCAGTCGGACGACAGGCAAGACGACACCCAGGCGACAGGCGAGCGACATTCTAACGACAAACGAACGACAACAATAGAAGAAAGAAAGAAGGAAATAAAGAAAGAAGATAATATATATAGTGCATCCGGCGACAGGAAGCAGCAGGCATCTGCCTTGTTTGAAACCTTGTGGAAGCTGTACCCACACAAGAAGGGGAAGGGACAGGTATCCGATACCCAGAAGCAGAAGCTCCTGAAAGTGGGTGAGGATGAGCTTAAGAGGTGTATTGAAAGATACAAGGATGACCTTAAGCGGGATGCATCCTGGAGGAAGCCGCAGAACGGAAGTACATTTTTTAACAGTGGATATGTGGATTATCTGGATTCTAATTATACAGGAGGTGGAGGCAGTGGACCCGTTACAGGAGATGGTCAGCAGAATACAGGAGGAACGCAAACATATAGCGATGACTACCTCGAAGGAGCCGGAGAAGGATTTACCGGATTCTGATGTCTGCCCCATATGCCACGGTAAAGGGTGGGTGTACTGGTGGGACGAGGAAGGCCGGGAAAACGGATATAGATGCGATTGCGGGCTGGTAGAACGGCAGATAGCGGACAGAAAGCTTGAATTTGCGAACATACCAGAAGCATTTAAAAACCTGGACATACGCTCCTTCGATTTTGGGGTATACCGGAAGAATGAGAGCCAGAAGATAATCAGGAATACCGGTGCAGCCATTAAATATTATCTGGACAATCTGGAAGGAATGCGGAAGGACGGGATGGGACTGTACCTGTATTCCGGGACCAAGGGGTCAGGCAAGACACGAATGGCCGCAAGCATAGCAAACGAGATGGTCAGTACATACAGGATGCAGGTTAAGTTTGCCGGCTCTATGCAGATTATCAACGAGATTAAGGCCACATGGGATGATAAGGACAGAAGCGAGAGCGACCTGTTAAGAGCGTTATCCACTGTACAGGTCTTGGTGATAGATGATTTCGGAACGGAGATTCCGAAGGACTGGATTGGAGAACGGTTTTACAGCATCATCAATGGCCGGTACCAGGACAAGCTGATAACAATGTACACCAGCAATTTAAGCCTGCAAGACTTGCGATATGATGACAGGATAACCAATAGAATCAAGGAACGTACATTCCAGCTTCCATTCCCGGAAGAATCCGTTAGGGAACTGATAGCAGAGCAGAACCGGAAAGCGCTTATAGAAGGAATGAGAGGATAGGAGTGCAGAGTTGAAGGAAATACATAAAAAAATCCTGGTGTTTGTAAAGCAATACATGTTAGAGCATGATTATCCCCCCACAACCAGGGAAATAGGGGATGGGGTTGGTTATACGTCAAGCTCTACTATCTGGGGATATCTGCGGGATATGAAAGAGATAGGGTTGATTGATTATGTGGATGAATGCCCTAGAACTATAACAATACCGGGAATGCATTACACATGCGATACCAAGGATAACATTCAGGCAAGGGGGAATTGAATTGCCAGATAACAAAATGAAAAATCAATATAGCGAGAATTCGGAACGTCAAAGAATGGCAGCGATTAAGGAAATGGAGAAATACCCATCACCTATGACAAAAGCATTTCTTCGACCGGCATATGATAGGACTGAAATATGTCCTGATTTTTCTAGGCGTCCAAGTAATCAAAACCAGTATTTGTGTGGTGAATATGGAACCGTAACGGCTTGCCATCGGGCAGATACAGGTTTGAGCTGTGAATTTGTTGAAAGGTCTGAAAATTAACATTTGGCTGCCGACTGCCAAGTGTCGGAGAAAGCAGGAAATATGATTATAACAGGAATGAAACATTTTGAAAGTGTATGCAAAAGAAAACTTGTAGATTGGTATAACTGTGACGTGGAGACAAAAGGCACACGCATTGATTTGGATGATGTTTATATTGTATGGGCTTGCAAGACTTTACAGAACTACAAGTGTTTAGCTTCAACTTCGGTTAGTGGAGACGGTATTTATGCTGAGTATACGTATAATGGGGACAAACAGGAATTATACGAAGATGTATACAAAAAATTGACGAATACTTGCCATAGAGAAGAATAGTTAAACTGAGATTATTATGATTTACTAAACGGAGGAACTGGCAGTGGATAAGATATTAAAAACATGCTGGTGGTACATAGTGCTTGCTTTAGTATGGCAAGGTTTGGAGCTATTAATATACCACCAGATACAGCCGCGGGTAGTTGACGACATTATGGGACTTTTGTATTTGCCCTTTATCTACGGGGCAGTAGATTAAAATTTGAAAGGTTAAAGACGTGATAAGACAAGAAATTGAATTTCATCCGATGTCAGAACTGCCTAAAAATTCAGGACATGTATTATTGGCAATTCGACACAATAGTCTTAATGATGTGGTTATGGGACATTGGAGTGTTTTAAGAGGATTTCAATGTGGGATATATCCCGCATCGGCCAATACGGTATTCTGCTATTGGGCATATCCTCCGAAGCATCCAGACGGAGAGGAGTGGAAAAAGTAAACTCATTCCGGGAACCAGTTGGGGCTGCGGGCTTCTGTGCAATATGACAGAGAAATGGAGAGGCTGGTATAAGAAAAAAGCAGCATAATTGCAAATTAGCATTTAGGAGGTGTAAGATGCCAGAGAGGACGCCAGATAATTGTAAGTATATTAGGTGTTGCGGGGAGCCGGGACGGGACAGTAATGGTAAGTGTATGGGATTTAGCCGTGTCGGTGATGATGAGCCAATAGAGGCTTGCAAGCGGTGCGTATACTGCACAGCACATGAGGAGGAGTATTAGCATTTCCGGGAGGAGCCGGAGCATGAAAGAAAAGATAAACGATTATGAGATGTCCATCATGAAAACTACAAAGAAATCCGCAAAATGCTCTATATGTGGATATCGACGACCAGAGATGTATCTTATTCATCGGCACGGCGACAGTTACTACATGTGCCGTGAGTGTGTAAGCTATTTCTTGGCGATAGCAGCGTTGATGGAGTAATTTAGGATTTCTGGGAGAACCGGAGAAAGGAGCCTGGATGGATAGAGATTTTGAAAAAGACATCATAGAGCTGGATGCTGCAATAAAGTCCAACGCGGAACGGGATAATACTTTTACGTTGTCGGTACTGCAACGGGTGAAGGCAATCATGCTGCAACAGAAAGAAAAGCTGAAAGCCTATGAGGATACCGGCCTGACGCCGGAGGAGATTCTGGGCAGAAAGATGCCGGACGGTTGGATTCCGATGGAGGAACGGTTGCCAGAAGGCGGTGAGGATGTCTTGGTATGTACGGGTAATGGGTGGATTTTGGTAGCTTGGTATGGTACTAATGGACAAAGTTGGCACATAACTCCAGCGGGGATTACTCATGATGATATCATTGCTTGGATGACGTTGCCGGAACCGTATAGTCAGCAAAACTGACATTTGTGGTAGTTGTGAGAGAACAAATAGAACATAGAAAGGAGCGTGTACATATGAAGGTCGGAGAGTATTTAAAAGAGCAGCGTGAACAGCAGGGCCTATCCCATGCAAAGCTGGCGAAGGCCGCCGGAGTGTCTAAGCGCTCCCTTATCTATTGGGAGCAGGGTAGGGATATGAGTGTGGAGGTGGCCGATAAGGTGCTTAAAGCTCTGGGAGCAACCTATAAAATAGGTGCATGATTGTGCACCAAAACTGACATTTGAGGGATAAAGGATGAAAGTAGAACATGAAAGCATGTTAGATTTTATAGTCAAATACATAAAAGAAAAAGGTTATCCTCCTACCACAAGAGAAATATGCCGCGGAACCGGATACCAGTCAACCTCATCAGTGAATATACATCTTAAAGCAATGCGCGATGTAGGCCTGATAAATTACGTTGACGGCAGCCCAAGGACTATTACAGTGGCAGGATACCAATATGTAAAACAAGAAGCAGTACAAGCAAAGAAAGGATGGAGAATATGTGGCTGATATAGCCGCAATCAAGAAACATAAAATTTAGCTTACACAGAGACTAAGATAAAACAGAGACGATGAGGGAATACATGGCTCCCCTGCAGAGGGGGAGCCGCCGAAGAAAAAACTCGGGGCATGTATTGAACGAGGTGAGTTACAAATGGACGAAAATAAATTAAAAGACGAATTGATAGCAAAGCTGTCCAGCAATGTGGACACAACGGTATTGCAGATGGTTGATACGGCCCTCGCATCCGTATTAAGCGATTACGAAGTGGCAAAACGCAATACACAGCTGAGTACAGGGGTATTGAGATTTCCCGAACTGGAAATTTACATCGCTAAAATGCGGTTTGATAATAAAGCAAAGAGCACCATTGACCAATACAGCAAATTTTTGGGGGATATGCTGTGCTATCTGGGGAAACCAGTGGACAAGATTCAGGACTTCGACATCATGAACTTCCTAAACTTTTATGCAGAGACAAATGGAATATCAGATAGCACCAAGAATCATAAACGCCTGATAGCCAGTTCATTCTTTACGTTTTTGCATAAACGCGGATACATAATAAAAAATCCTATGGCCACGGTGGATACGATTAAGTACACAGCGCAGGTCCGGGAAGCATTGACGCAAAAGGAAGTGGAGCGCATGAGAGTGGCGTGTGGAGAAAACCTAAGGGACAATGTGGTGCTGGAGCTATTCCTGGCATCCGGATGCCGAGTATCAGAAGTGGCCGGCATGAGGGTGGAAAACATTGATATGAAGCAAAAGACAGTGATTGTACTGGGGAAAGGAAAAAAAGAGAGGCCTGTATTCTTCTCTGACCGTTTACTAGTTTACCTGGAAAAGTATCTGAATGGCAGGCGTGAGGGTCCGGTGGTGATTTCTGTGAGGGCTCCGCATCAGGGAATCAAAAAGAATGCCATGGAGAATATCGTCAGAGAGATTTCAAAGAAGGCCGGAATCGAAAAGAGGGTATTCCCACATCTTCTGAGGCACACATTTGCCACACATGCGCTTAATAAGGGAATGCCGCTGGAATCACTGAGCGACCTGATGGGCCATGCGTGTATCGAAACAACGCGCATTTACGCAAAAAACCATATGTCAAAGATACGGTATGAATACGATATGTATGCATCGTAGAAAGGAGTATGCTTCATGGGAGAGGTCGTAATGTATGATTTATATGACGAGGGGGAGTATGCTGGAAGGTATCCAATAGCAGCATTGGCCGTCATGTTAAGCATCCAATACCCACGCTTGATAGCAAATTATGCAAGGGAGGGAAGGACATACCGCAAACGGTATCAGTTTGAGCGGGTAGACGAGCCGATAGGTGCTGACCTGGCAGAGGAATGGGATAAGGAGAGGCAGAGCTTTTTAAGAGGGAGGAGGTAATACCGATGGGAAAGGTTAGGCCATTAAATCATTGCAAGTATGGTATCAGTGGTAAACGGTTCAAAGAGTTATATTATTGGTGCCTGCAATATGATGAATGGAAGGATGAGCTTAAGTACAAGACGGATACAGTAAAATCCATAGAAATAACCGATATGCCGATGACACACAACGGAAGCGATGCAACGCAGCAATTGGCAATCAGGAGGGCTCAGTTGGCCAAGAACTGCGAAATGGTTGAACAGACCGCCATGGATGCGGACCCGGAAATTTATCAGTATCTGATTAAGGCCGTGACGGACGAGAATGTCACGTACCGATATTTGGAGATGGTAATGGGTATTCCGTGTGGAAGGAAAATGTATTATGACCGGCGCAGGAAGTTTTATTGGCTTTTAGATCAGAGAAAAAATTATTAAAAAGGGGGACTCACGGGACAAGTCAATATGGTATATTAATAACGTGAGAATTGGGCATACAAAGCTGAGTGCTCTATTTATGGTCATTTACCCGACAGGACTTTCCTTCCAGAATATTAAGGAAAGGTGACATAATGAATAGTTTTATCAGTTGGATTGGCGGAAAAAAGCTACTGCGAAAGACAATACTGGAACAATTTCCTGAGTCAGGCACGTTTGACCGATACATAGAGGTATTCGGCGGCGCTGCCTGGCTTTTGTTTTACAAGGAGAGCCATGCAAAGATGGAGGTATATAATGATATCAATGGGGAGTTAGTCAATCTGTTTCGGATAGTCAAATATCACCCAGACGCGCTGCAAAAGGAGCTTGATTGGATATTGATGTCCAGAGAACAGTTTTTTGATGCACTCCGGGTTACAAGCGGACTCACTGATGTTCAGAGAGCTGCACATTTTTGGGTAGTAATCAGAGAAAGTTTTGGGGCAAACTGCCATTCGTTCAGGGCAAATGGAAGAGATATGATTAAAGCAATTGAATTACTGCGAGAGGCATCTGTAAGGCTCAATCAAGTTGTTATTGAACATCTGGACTTTGAATATTTGATTAAGAAGTATGACAGGCCAAAGGCTTTATTTTATCTTGACCCACCATATTACGATGCAGAAAAATATTATCCAGATAGATTTCAACCGGAGGACCATATTCGTCTCAAAGAGAGCCTGGAACATATTAAGGGAAGGTTTATCTTGTCTTATAATGATTGCCCGGAAATCAGAGAATTGTATGACGGATTTGATATTATTGAAGCAGAGAGGAATGACAATCTAGTCAGCAAGAATGGTGGCAGGAAATACAAAGAATTGATTATTAAAAATTATTAATACCCTCTCCGGGGCCACGAGCTGTCATAGGTTCGCGGTTCCTTTAATTTTAGGGCAATATGAACGGATTAATCAATTGCGTAAAAAATTCAAACAATATAGACATATCGAACAAAAGGTACTGTGACAGAACAAATGTTCGAGCGGAGCTGACGAGCCCAAAGAAAACGTAGACTTTAGAAATTTTTTTGTACCCAGTTTGCTTTCCCGGGAGGAGGTGGTGGATAGCATGGCAACGGCAAAGAAGGAGCCAATCCCGGAACGACCGGGTTACGTTAAGACGGAAGGGATTGCACAGTTATTGGTTTTGACGCCACAACGAGTCAGAGACCTTACGAGGTCGGGGATTTTAAAGAAGCATAGGATTACCCCGGGAGAAAGATACAGCATTGAGGAATCTGTTCATGCTTATATCAGTTATCTCAGGGACATGGCAAAGTCAAAACAAAAAGACGAATCAATAGTTGATGCAGAAAAAAGGAAGGCACAGGCAGAGGCGGACTTAAAGAGGAGCAAAGCGGACATAGCTATGCTTCAGCTTAACGAACTTGAAGGGAAGATGCATCGGAGCGATGATGTGGAAGCGGTCATGACAGACCTTGTGTATGCGATACGATCTATGCTTATCGCCTTGCCAGGACGCCTTGCGGTGGATGTATCAACAACCACATCGGCTCAAGAAGCTTCGGAAGTCATTAAGAGGGAAGTATATAAGATTCTTAACGAACTGTCCGAATACAAATATAATCCGGAAGAATATGCAAGGCGGGTGCGGGAAAGGGAAGGCTGGACTGTCCGTGCCGATGACGAAGAAGAATAATTCAGACATTGCAAATCTGAATGCCACGGTATCTTCTGTAGTCAAAAACTTCAAGCCGCCAGAAGATTTGAATGTGGATGCATGGGCAGAGAGGTACCGTCGCCTTCCAGCTGGAATGACCGCAGAAGCTGGTCCGTGGAGAACTGACAGAACCCCCTATTTAAGAGAACCAATGAAAGCATTCACAGACCCAAAGATACATAGAATCGTCATGGTCTCAGCCTCCCAGATTGGTAAGTCGGAGCTTGAACTTAATATCATAGGTTATATCATTGCGCAAGATCCAGGCAGTATTCTATACGTGCACCCAACAATAGAAGATGCAAGAAAATTCAGCCGCCTACGTGTGGCACCGATGATTAGAGAAAGCAGGGTGTTACGAGACCGAGTATCGGACATAAAGAGCAGGGATTCCGGAAATACCATCCTGCAGAAGTCTTTCCCCGGAGGAATGCTTACAATCACGGGCTCTAACAGCCCGTCAGCACTTGCATCCACACCAGCTCGCTACATAATAGGCGATGAGAGAGACCGATGGACTGCCAGTGCTGGAGCCGAAGGAGACCCGTGGGGGTTGGCTCAGGCCAGGCAGGCCACGTTTTATAATGCAAAGGCTGTTGAAGTCTCGACCCCAACAATCAAAGGAGCGAGCAACATTGAAACGAGCTATTATCTCGGAACGCAGGAACGCTGGTGTCATAAGTGCCCAGAGTGTGGAGAATACCATGAAATAGTTTTTGATAATATAAAATTCACCCCCATATTTTCAAAAGTAAATGGAAAGAAAAATTGGAAGCTAAAGGACGGAGTGACATGGTGCTGTCCTGGATGCGGTTGCATTATTCCCGAAAGTGTGATGAGGAAGCAACCAGCAAAGTGGGTTGCAGAAAACCCAGAAGCATATGAAAAAGGGATACGCTCCTTTTGGTTGAATGCCTTTAGCTCCCCGTGGACACCTTGGTCAAAGATTGCATTAGAATTCCTTGATGCCAAAGACGATCCGGAACGCCTAAAGGTGGTTTATAATACGTTGTTTGGTCAACTTTGGGATGACCGTGGAGATTTAGAGGACGAGGATACTATGTTGGCACGCCGGGAGGATTATGGTCTAAATGCAGATGGTACCCAAGTCGAACTTCCTGATGGAGCGCTGGTACTTACCTGTGGTGTTGATACGCAGGACAACCGCCTCGAATATGAGGTTGTTGGACATGGACATTATGGAGAAACATGGGGAATTGTAAAGGGATTCATTATGGGAAGGCCAGACACAGAGGAAGTATGGGAACGGCTTGATGATGTTATTGACCATGTGTATAAATTCCGTACCGGTCGCGGCCTGAAGATATCCATTACCTGTATTGACTCAGGTGGGCATTTTACTCAGGAGGTATATGAGGCTTGCCGGGCGAGGGTGCACAAAAGAGTCTTTGCCATAAAAGGAAAGGGAGGCGATGGAATCCCGTTTGTTTCACCACCTACACGCGTGGCGATTAGAGATAATAAAAAAATTACATGTTGGCTTTATATATTGGGGGTTGATGCTGGAAAGGCCTCAATCATGGGGAATCTGAAAGTTAAAGAGGCAGGGCCAAAATTCTGTCATTTTAATCGAAACCCAGATGCAGGGTTTGACCTTAACTATTTTAATGGATTGCTTTCTGAAAAATTAGTACTTACACATACGAGCCGTGGTGATAAATGGTCATGGGAGAAATTACCCGGGCATAACCGAAATGAGGCCCTTGACTGTCGTAATTATGCGATGGCAGGGTTCAAAATTATTAACCCTGATATGGATGCAGTGGAAAGACGTCTTAAGGGGCTTGACGAGACGCCGAAGAGTAAGGCGCGCGGAAGTCCGGAACACAGAAAGAAAAAGAATCAAACTACACGCGAGCGTGTTTTTGATGATTGGTAAGGAGGTAAGAATGAATACGCGTAAAGCGATTGAAAGCGACCTGGAAATAAAAAGGACCAGACTTAATCTGTACTATAAGCGTGAGGCGGAGATGCTGGACAGAGGGGTACAAAGCTATGGTATGGGCAGCAGGAATCTGGCCAGATACAACACGGATTTAGGCCAGATACGGATTGCGATAAAAGAATTGGAAGATGAGATAAAGGAACTTGAGGGAAGAATGTCAGGGGGCGCGCCTCGAAAGGCAGTTGGCGTGGTACCGCGTGATTGGTAAGGGAGGTGAACGGAATTAACTACGATAAAAAAAGAATGATGTATTTGCCGGATTCCGTCAGGTTTCAAAACAAAGGATATGGCGACGCTGGTGCAAGCTATCACAAAAGGGCCTTAAAAGGTTTTTTTGCAGAGAGCGGATCGTCCCATGAGGACATTGATTTTAACAACTACACAATGAGGCAACGCTCCAGGATGCTTTATATGGCAGCGCCAATTGCGACATCGGCCATCAAGACAAATCGGACAAATGTCATTGGTGTTGGATTGAGATTAAAAAGTCGGCTGGACCGGGAGACTTTGGGATTATCCCCTGAGCAGGCCGAAGTGTGGCAGAAAACAACGGAACGGGAATTTGCGTTATGGGCGAGCAACAAACGTGCCTGCGATGCCACAGGAATGAATAATTTTTATGGACTGCAGCAGTTAGCTTTAATCTCCTGGCTGCTATCTGGAGACTGCGTGGGAGTTATCAAGCAGTATCCGGTTACCAAGATGTTTCCGTATGCATTAAGGATACACTTGATTGAAGCGGACCGTATAGCCACACCAATCGGATCCAGTATTGGGCCGTACATTGCTTATACCACTGGGAAGAATAAAGAAAATGGAAATGTTATATATGACGGTGTAGAAGTGGATGAAAACGGAATGGTGGTTGCCTACCATATTCGAAGCACATATCCTTTTGAGATTGGTGCATCAAACACAGAATGGAAGAGGGTGATTGCATATCAGGAACATACAGGGCTGCCAAATGTAATACATGTGATTGACTGTGAACGTCCAGACCAATACAGAGGCGTGAGTTATTTGGCCCAGGCCATAGAGCCGTTGCTCCAGCTGAGACGCTATACGGAATCAGAGCTGATGGCTGCGATGATTGAATCATTTTTTACGGCCTTCATTAAAACCGAGGGTCAGACGAACCAAAATCCATTCAATCCTGTTTTGGACGAGAAACCGGCCGGACCAGAGGAAGAAAATGATTATAGCATGGGACCCGGTCAAGTTAATATCATGAAACCGGGGGAGGATGTGACATTCGCTGACCCCAAAAGACCAGCAAAGGGATTTGACGATTTTGTTTGTTCCATATCTAAGCAGGTCGGAGCGGCCCTTGAGATACCTTCTGACCAGCTTCTCAAATCCTATAATTCAAGTTATTCGGCAAGTCGTGCGGCTATGTTGGATGCATGGAAGGGATTCAAAATGCGCCGGGAATGGGTGGCGGATGATTTCTGCCGCCCGATATATGAAGTGTGGATGAGCGAGGCAGTTGCCCGAGGCCGTATACAGGCCCCGGGTTTTTTTGAGAACCCGGCCATACGTGCCGCGTATCTCGGAAGTGAGTGGCTCGGACCGTCACAGGGACAACTGGACCCAACCAAAGAAATAACAGCTGAAATACTTGCCTGTAGCGAAGGATTCTCAACGCATGAGCAGAGCACAATCAGGCTTAACGGCGGACAGTGGGACGCCAATGTAGAACAGCTAAAGCGGGAAAACGAAAAGCTGGGCGGGAAGGAGCCGGACCCACATCAGAAAGGCAATCAAGGGAGCGGTCTGCATGACCCGGCCAATACGAAGCAGATGCACACAGAAGCATTGCGCAGCCTTGCCATTGCAGAACAAATAAAACAGGCCATAAAAGGAGGTCAAGGAAGTGGAGAAACATAAATTACGAATGGGAGCAAGCCCGGCACAGGGAATCCAGCCAAAGGAAGCAAGGAAATTCTGGAACATGGCAAGCATCAGCGATGATGAGGGAGAAATCACCCTTTATGGGGACGTAATGAGTAAACAGCCAATTGACTGGTGGACAGGAGAGCCTAAGCCAGGCTTTTATATCACACCGGAAGGCTTCATGGATGACCTGGCGGTCGTCAAGAATAAAAGCCGAATTACAGTCAAACTGAATAGCTGCGGGGGCGACCTTTATACAGGTATAGCAATCCACAATGCACTAAAGGCGCTCACTGCCGAGGTTAATGTGATAGTGGAAGGAATTGCGGCGAGCGCGGCGAGCGTCATTATGTGCGCTGGGGATAACGTAACGGTATATCCCGGTTCGTTAATCATGATTCATGGAGTCAGCGTTGTGCTTTGGGACAGCGTAAATGTTCAGGATATGGAACGGCTCATGAAGGGGATGGATGCCAGTGAGAGGGCGGTGGCAGAAATATATAGTGCCAAAACTGGAATGGATACGGAAACCCTGCGCGGAATGATGGCAGATGAAACATGGATGACTGGAAGGGAAGCCAATGAAAAAGGGTTTGCGGATGCCCTCAATGAAACTGGGAAGAATCCGGAAATGAGCATGACAATGGACCGCAAGGTCCTGTATGTCAATGGCGTCGCCCATAATATTGGAGGGCTGCGAAATATACCCGGTAC